CGGGCGTCATTATAAAATGTTATTTTTAATTACTATGCAGTTTCCTTTAGGAATTCCACCTATCTTACGTTCAAATGTAGATTTTGTTTTTATATTAAGAGAAAATTTTATATCTAATAGAAAAAGAATATATGAACACTGGGCTGGGATGTTTCCAGATTTTAAAGTATTTTGTTCTGTAATGGATCAATGTACCGAAAATTTTGAATGTCTTGTTATAGATAATAGTGTAAAATCAAATAAAATAGAAGAAGTTGTATATTGGTATAAGGCAGACAATCACGAAGATTTTAAACTAGGTGCTCCTGTTTTTTGGAATATGGCAAAAAAATATCCTCAAGCTAAAGATGACGAAGGTGAAAATTTCACAGCTCAAAGAAATGAAGAAAAATTAGGATTTAAAGTGCAAAAATTAACTTAACCATAAATTTTATTAAACCAAATATTTTTTACAAAATATCCAGTCCAGTTTATATTTTCTCGATAATTAATTAACATTGAAAATAAATAAATTTCTTCTAATTTATATGTATTTTTAGAAAATTCATATATAAACCCAAGTTCATTATTGCTATATGCGTTACGGTTAAACATGTTAATAATATAGTTATAAAGATTACAATTTTTACTATATATTTTTAATAATTCTTTTACTAAATTTCCTTTTTTTGGTAAAAAAGTATATATATTTGAATAAGCTAAAAAATTATTATATAAAATATAGTTATTTTTAACATCTATTTGTTTAAAATTAGAAGATACAGGCTTTATTTTAATTTTCTCATTTAAAATAATTGATTTTTTAATTTCACTAAGAACTAAATTATTAGATTTACGTATATTACTTAAATCTAATTTATTTATTTTTTTTAAAAAATATTTTAATGTTTGTTCTGCTGATTTATCTGGAAGTTGAGGTATAGAACTATAACTTGATTCTATATCTAAATTATATCCTAATGATTGATAATATGTTTTTTTATTTTTCAATAATAAATATAATGATAAATCAACTTCATTAAAAGGTTTATCATTTTTACACAATGCACTTGTCCCATCATATAAATAAACATAAGATGCTCCTATTTTTTTTGCGATTATTTCTGCTAATTTAACAAAATTTTTACCAGATAATTTATTTGATTTTGAAATATTAGAAATATAAATATTTTTATTATTATCAGAAATTATCATTTTTAAATTATGTAAATCTGTTCTTTCATCTTTATTAATACTTGTCAATTCAACATATTTTTTCAAACCATCATTTGCATATTTTGTAAATGTAAATTCAATAAGATTATTCAAATAATTTATAACCAATTTATCATTTTTTCCTATTATTTTAATAATAATTATGTAAGGATTTCCTTTATGATATTTTTCATTAACAATATCCCAAACAAACATTATAATATACTAATAACTATTTTTTTATATTCTTTTCATTTCACATAAAACATTAATTCCGTCAATTATATCTGTATATTTAATTTTTTTAACATTATGCCTGTGCATATACGATTGACATCTATTGCAAGGTTTGCTTATTCCCAATAAATAATCAAACATTTTACATTTCCCTTCATTAATATTCATTAGTCTAACAACATACATTACACCTTTAGATTCAATTGTTTTTATTTTAAGGTCGTATATATTTTTTTTTTTTAAACACTTAAACATAGTATTAATTTCTGCATGAACACTATGTGAAAATGTTTTTCCTATTTTTTGTCTATGTTGGTTTTCCCCATAAAATACACTGTCCTTTAAAAACAAGACAGGCACCAAGGCGGCGAGAAGAGTCAAAATTACTTTTTTCAGCTTGAATAATTGCAATTTGTAATGCTTTATAATCTTTGGAGGTAATTTTATCCAATGGCGTAATATTTGTCAAATTGTAAAAAGACATTATTTTATATTATTTTATATTAATTTATATTAATCTATATATTGTCTATATATTGTTTATATATTGTTATATTTATAAATATAACAATATATATAATGAATACCTTAAATATTTCAAGTTTACAATCTGTTGGATTTGAAGCACCATCATTAGGTTCACAATTATTTGAATTAATAGAAGGAGAAATCCCACCAATAACATGGGCGGCAGGATTGGAAATGGAAGCAACATATATATTAAATCCTTTAGATACAGATAAATCTTGGGTAAAAGGATTAGAAGAATTTTATATATTGGATATTGAGAAAATAATAGAATATAATAACAAAAAATATAAAGATGCTGGTAAAAAAAAATATCCTTATCTTGAACTCGCTGAATCATCTGGCAGAATGTGTGCTAAAAAATATATTATTAAACCAGATCCTAAAAATTCTATGTTAGAAATAGTAACTGATAAACCATATTCTATTGTGCATCCTAGCTACGGTATGACAGATATACTGTATTATGCTAGATATTTAATTGATATACAAATTGAAGCAATTAGAAATTTAAATGAATTTTATTATAATGAAAAATTGTGGAAAAATAAGAAAACATATTATTCTATTATTCCTTATCCGTATGCTATGTCAGATAGGCTAAAAAATGCTAATATTGTTTTAGGAAATATGAAAAATACAAAACTAAAAACAAATTATACTGGAAGTTATCATTTAACACTAACTCTTCCATTTTATTCACTTTCTTACGATATAGACCAATATTATGAACAATATAAAAGATACATTAATCAATTTCAGTGGATAGAACCTTTAATTATTGCATTATACACAACAACTGATATGCGAGGGATTGGCTCTAAAACAGTATATTCGCGTGCATCGTATAGAATTTTATTATCAGGATGGGGACAACCAGGTGGGAGTGATGTCCGAAAATTTGAAGAAGGATTAACAAGAAAAGTAAACATTCCATTATATTGGCGAGAAGGAATGAACTATCCAGGAATGGAAGATGTTAAAAAGTACTGTGCTAACCCGGATAGAAAATATGATATTGAACATGTAGACCCTGATAGAAATATATATGATATGGGTGGTGATTTTAGAACACCTTCTGGTGAGCATGGAGAATCATGGAAAGTAAGGGATAGATTAAAAGGTAAATATTTTGGAGTAGAAATGAGAATTTTAGATGTATTTCCTCCAAAATATATAGCTTCTTTTTTAAGAATTGTTGCATTTTTAGTAGAAAATTCTAGAGAATCTAAAAATAAAATTTATGTATATGAAGATAAAGATTGGATTGATGCTATGCAATCTGTATTTAAATCAGGATGGAGAGCAGAATTACCAAAAAAATATATTGATAAACTTGAAATAGCTTTAAATTTAAAATTCCCCGAAAAACCTAAAATGTTAGATGCTTTTTGGACAATTTTTTTAAAAGTTTTATATGAAAAAAACCACAAAGGTTTTTTTGTGGCACAATTATTATCAAATATGATGAAAGATGATTTTAGTAAAAATATTAGTTCAAATATACAACCTCCTTTAGAAAAAAGAAATCCTAATCGTGAGAGTGTTGATTTTGGAATACTTCTTAAACTTAATAATAGTATTAAAATTAGAAATATTTTACAAAAAACATTTCAATTGTTACCAATAAATAGTAAAATTACTTTAGATAAATTAGAAAAACATTATCATAAAACAATGGATAGTGACTGGAAAAATAATATGATTGATCTTGTTTATTTTTTTGAATATAGAGATGGTTTATCAATTATACCTAACAATGATGGTTTTATTAAATATATTACTATCACACAAAACCAACATTTAAATATTGGAAGTATTATTGAAAATTATATGGGATCGATTGTAAATATATGGCCAGAATTAATAAACTACAATTCTGGAGCAGGTTCTAAAGAATAAATTTTAATATTTAAGGACGTGTTATACAATATTTTTATGAGTTTTGTGTGTTTTTTTAATAGATCTTGGTAATCCCCAATATATAATAGAAAACTCATATTCCATTTTTATATTATACATGTTAATATTAACTGCTAATTAAATTAGAAATATCAGATGGTAGTTCTTCAATTTGAGTTTCATAAAATTTTTCTATATCTTTTAAGTATTTATATTCTTCTTCAGTAACCAAGTTAATAACACAGCCTTTTCTACCCATTCTACCGCATCGCCCAGATTGATGTACATATATTTCCCTATCTTTGGGTAAATCAAAATTAATTACAAGTGATACCTGTTGCACATCTATCCCACGTGCTAAAAGACCAGTAGTTATAAGAACTCTGGAAACACCATTTCTAAAATTTTTAATTACTTTAGTTCTATCTTCTTGTTGAATACCACCAGTAATAAGACTTACTCCAAAACCTTGCTTTTTAAGATGTTCATATAATTCCTCAGCATCATTCTTTTTATTAACAAAAATAATACATTGTGTTACTGAAATCATTTCAAATAAATCAATTAAAGTATCAACTTTTTGACTTCTTTTATCAAGTCCAATATAAAACTGCTTTATACCTTCTAATGTTAATTCTTCATTCTTTACCAAAATACTAATAGGATTATTAGTAAATTTTTTAGAAAGTTCTAATACTTCTTTTGGTAATGTTGCACTAAATAATGCAACTTGTGTTTTCGATGGAATATATTGAAAAATATCATACATCTGATCAACAAATCCTCTAGATAACATTTCATCTGCTTCATCTAAAACAAAAACACGTAATTTATTAATATTAATTTTTTTTCTATTAATATTATCCAATACTCTTCCTGGGGTACCAATAATAATATGATTATCTTTTGGTTTTTCCCAGCGATTAATATCATTTCCATTTACACCACCAATTGCTAATTGAATTTTTAAGTTTTCAACATAAAAACTTAATGATGAAATAACAGTATATATTTGAGACGCTAGTTCACGAGTTGGTGCCAAAATAAGAGCTTGTGTACTATCTTCTTTAAAATCTACTATTTCTAAAACACCAATAGCAAATGTTCCTGTTTTTCCAGTGCCAGATTGAGCCTGTGCTATAATATCGTGTCCTTTTGCTAACGGAACAATTGCTTTTTGTTGAATACTACTTGGTTTTTCAAAACCATATGCATATATACTTTTTAATATAGGTGGTTTTAAATTCATATCATCAAAAGATTTAAACGTTTCGCAATTATATTCATTTTTTGTTTTAACATTATCCGAGTTATTTAACATAATATCTTTATCAATACTTTTTATTTCTTTATTATTCATTTTTACTTATATTCTAATCTTTTTTATTGTTTAAGTCTTTTTACGAATTAAAATAATTTATTTATCTTTAATTTTATATTTCTTCTAAATATTAAGATAAATAAATTTTATTAATTTATTTTATATTTTTTTTTAATATTATTTGAACGATGCTAATTCTTTATTTTCTGATAATCTATTTGCATATTGTGATGGTGGTAATGGGGTAGCACGATAACATGTTCCAAGTCCACATGAATTATTAAGAGAACAATTTACAGATTGTCTATCAACATTACATATATTTTGACAATCTATTGGTTGTGCGTCACATTCTTTACATGATGATTTTTGAATATTATAAAGACGTATTGAATTTATAAGTTCATTTCCATTATTTATTAAAAATTGTCTGTAATCATAACTATTAGTAATCTTATTTTGAACACGGATAATATCATCCATATAACAAGAAGATCTATAATCTGTAAATGCTCTACCATCGTCCATAATTGCTGGACAATCTGGATATTTATTATTACTTACTTTAAAACAATCACTAATATATTTTGGATCCATTTCTAGTTGTGTATTAAGTGGTGGAGCTGGTGCATATTCAAATAAAGAATTTAAATGTGCATCATATCCATCTAAGCTTGGTGCTGAATAATCACTATATTGACGAGACATAATTGTTCTATGTATTATATAAGTTATTTTTTTTATTCATCATCTGAACTATCTTCACTTTCAGAACTATCTTCATCCGATGAAGATTTATTATTAACACTACTGTTATCACATGTAGCATTGGATTGAATAACTGGTTTATTAACAAGTTTAGCAGCAAGTTTAGCAGAAGGTTTAGCAGCAGGTTTAGCAGCAGGTTTAGCAGAAGGTTTAGCAGCAGGTTTAGCAGAAGGTTTAGCAGCTAAACTAGGTTGTTTATTATCATTTACAACTTTAGGGAAAGAGGTAGGTAATGAAACTTGAACTATAATAGTAGGTTCTACTGTATCAGTATTAGTATTAGAATTGTCAGTATTAGTATTAGTATTGTCAGTATTAGTATTAGAATTGTCAGTATTAGTATTAGAATTAGTATTAGTATTAGAATTAGAATTGTTAGTATTAGAATTAGTATTAGTATTAGAATTAGTATTAGTATTAGAATTAGTATTAGTATTAGTATTAGAATTGTCAGTATTAGTATTAGTATTAGTATTAGAAGTATTAGTATTAGAAGTATTAGTATTATCTTCAGTATTAGCAGTATTTTCAATGTCTTCTGTGTCGTTAGTATCATCACTATCTTCATTTCCCTCTTCAATATTCATATATTTTTTTTCCATTCCTGGTGGAAACATACCATTAAACATACTTGGATGTAAGTTACCCATATTGTTAAATGAAGATATTGGATTTTTATTATCAATTAAATTATCAGTATTATTTCCAGCAGCTGTTAAGCCAACTTCATCTAAAAGATTTTGTAATGCTTCAATATCATGTATATTTTTTACAAAACCTACTTTTATATTTCTAACTTCCTTATTTGTAAAAAATAAGGCAATACATAAAATTCCAACTAAAATAACTAACAAAACTAAAATACCTGTTTGAATATTGGACTGGAAAAAGGTCATTCTCTTATGACAATTAGACAGATTTAACAGTTAGTAAAAAAACGCACATTAGGTATAGTTATATTTTTATATGTATTTCTTGCAAGAGTAATAATATCATTTGAAAATCCTTCAATTTCTAAAAGGTCTAGTGCAACATGTTCATTTGAAACACCCTTTTTAACTTTAAACGAATATCCAATAAGCTTATCATCACTATCTCTATTTACATTTAAGCAATAATTCATAATTTTTTTATTACTTATATTTTGTAATTCAGCTAAGCAATGATAATGTGTAGTAACTAAACATAATACATCTGGAAAATTATCTGAAATATATTTTATAATTGAATAAGCACCTGAAATACCTTCTTTATAATTTGTAGAAGTAAATATTTCATCTAATGCAACTAATGAATTACAATCACCATTTATCTTTTTAATATTTTCAAGTGTTGTAACAAATTTAAAACATCGTTTCATTTCGGCTTGAAAA